GCCTCTCGGCCGTTCGATCCGTTCATCCGCCAGTAATGGCTATGGATAACGCATGGTGCCCATATCCGTGAGGAGGTCGGCAATGGCTCTAAGCCAAGACAACCATGACTTGATTCGACGTCTGCATGCTTTGGGCGTATCAAAAGCCCTAGCAAAGCAATTAGTGCTGCAGTTTCAAGAGTGGCGTGTTAAGTCCAAGGACGAATGGACCGTTGATCGCTTGAAAGCGCTCAAGGTCGATCTCATTCGTTACATGGGAGGTTTACCTCCCATACCAGATACCTGGATCGAGAAACGGCCTGGTGGGATTATTCCCACAGGGCCCTTTGGGGCCCTTTGGAAACTTTCTAAATCCAAACCATTTACTGCGTTGAATGCTCTGAATATGTATACTGCTTTGATTTATAAGCCATCCTCGAAAGAGGATTACGCTATAACTCCAAAGCAAGCAGAGGGCTTTGTTAAAGCCGTTCAGAGGCCTCCGGTACCTGCCGAGGCGGTTAATGCCTACAGCGTGCTTCTCAGGTATGTTCCTATGGAGTTTCATGCTCCTGTACCTGAGTTTGCTGCCCAGCCTTTGCTGGATATCCCGATAAAACCTTTCAAACGGTCTCCAATTCCCGGAAGGGGACTGGTACCAAAAGAGGAGGTGTTCCCGAGAGCTCTTATAATGTTGTCCAGGGCGCCTGCGTTTTATTACAAACACAAGCGCTTACTAGACTCAGCACTTGGCGTCGCAAAAAGTCTTATTCCTCTGATGGAACAAGATGCGAAGGTGAAGGGAATGAGTCCAGATGATCCTGTACCCGTCACCATAAACAAAATGATGCAAAACATCATTATGCATGACGGGATTCATGACGATCCTTCTGATGTTGTCTCTGGAAACGTGTCATTCATCCAAGACTCTGGATACAAGTTGCGGCACATCTTTGTAACTAACGAATTGTTACAAGTTGCCAGCTTGCCTCTCCAGAAATTCTTAATGGATGAACTTAGGGAACTTCCCCAAGATGCCACCTACGACCAGGAATCTGGTGTTAAACGAGTGCAGTCGCACTTGAAAAGTGGCAGGACATGTTACTGTTTTGACCTTCAGAAGTGTAGCGACAACCTACCAAGATCCTTCCAAATCCAGCTGTTTCGTAAGCTTGGACTGGGAGAAGATTGGATTTCATGGTTTAGCGACATTACGTCTTCCCGATGGGAGATACGTGATCGTGTCCCTGCCCTACCCAAGGGTGGGCATAGACCTGGATACTCAATTAGACCTGACACATATCATGGTAAGCGAGATTACTCTGCTTATATGCGTATGACAGTCGGTCAACAGCTTGGCTTTGGGCCAAGCTTCCCAGCTTTTTCGCTGCTTCACCACTCTATCATTCGCGGAATCATACGGCTTCTCCAGAGTACAGGTAACTGTCTCGAGATAGGCATCAATGTCCGTGAGGACGGCGACCCGCCTTACGAAGCACCCACCCTTGCAGACTATGTCTGTTTGGGGGATGACGTCGAGTTGGCTAACCTGTGGTTAGCTCGGGGTTACCGCGGTTTTATGCGATTGAGTGGAGTCCCGATTTCTGAATCGAAGACTATCATTTCGTCTAAGATTGCTGAGTTCGCAGGGAGAGTTATAACTCCCGACCGAGTCCTTGCTACCTACAAATGGAAAGGTAGGTGCAGTGATGACTCGTTCCTGGACCTCGCAAAGGCTCTTGGGCCTCGCTCATTGGACCTTTTCCGTCCCCGACAACGGTTTATCGCCGAAGTCATGGGTTGGATACCCGAACCGTTTGGTTTAGGTTGGAATCCAGAGGGCAAAAGCTATTCTGAACGTGTTAAGTTCACCGAAGAGCTGTGGCTTAAACTTATAGATGAGCGCGATATTCGCGTCCGTCATTATCAGCGTAGAACGGTCCGAATGAACAAAATGTTATATGCTCATCCGGAATTTACACGAGGTTTGCACCTCGAGTTACCCCCCGACCTGGAGGGTTTCTCCGTGTTGGTTAAGAATCTGTTTCTTACTCACCGATTAGCTATTCAGCTAATGGGAGAAGATTGGACTCTCTTTTTGCCCAACGTCGACTACCTTGCTCGATCTCTCGATATAGGTGGCCTCAACGGGTTAGAGATTTCAAGTCTCCTTTCAAGGTATTCCTGGATAGAAAAGCTAAGTCATCTGACTACGCTCCAAATCCTGGAACGAAAGTTGGACCTCACGCTATAAAACGTTCA